TATCTACTATTAAAGATATGTCAAAATGGGAACGCCAAGTATTTATTAAAAAAATCTCTCCAAAATCATTTTATAACTTACATAATAATTTGCAAACTATTAAAAACATTTATGAAAAGGTATTTTCAGATCCAGTTTTAATTGATTATTTAAAGGTTTACGAAGCAAATATTTTAGAAGTTAATGAATTTTGCAATGCAATTAGCAGTTTTATTATTGAAAATATAGATCTAAATGATGTAAAAGATATTGATCAATTGCATAATTTTGAAACCAATTTTATACGAGTTGGAGTGGATGAAGAATTAGATAAAAAAACACAGCTTCTCAAAGAATCAGAGCAGAAATTAAATTCAATTTCTGAATATTTAAGTTCTTTAATTGAAAGTAAGGAAAAGAAAAAGGGAACAGAATATATCAAAATACATGAAACAGAGAAAAATAATTTCAGTTTAATTTCAACTGTTAGACGATGCAATGTTTTGCAAGACGCTTTACCAGAACAACCTACAATTGTACGTTTAAATTATAGCGATAGCAATAAAAAATTTGATTTTATAGTGTCAAAAAAGGCTTTTTCTTTTGAAAAGCAAAGTGGGTCTAATAACGCAATTGTTGATAGTCAAATAAATGCTCTATGTAAAAACATTTCAAGTATTAAAGTTTCTATGAAAGATTTAATTACAAACGTTTACACTAAATTTGTATCAAATTTTGAGCAATATCAGTCACAGTTGGAGAGCATTATTAACTTTGTTACACTTATTGATGTATTGCATATGAAATCTAGTCTTGCTAAAAAATATAACTATTGTAAACCAAATATTGTTAAATCTTCTAAATCATTTGTAGATGCAAAGCAATTGCGTCATTGTTTAATTGAACAATTTCAAACAAATGAAAGTTATGTATCAAATGATATTGTTTTAGGTGACGGGGAAACCGATGGGATACTATTATATGGGACAAATGCTGTTGGTAAAACGAGTTTCATTAGAGCATTAGGTATTGCAGTTATTATGGCGCAATCTGGATTATATGTGCCATGCTCTGCATTTAATTATATGCCATATAAATACATATTTACTCGCATAATTGGTAACGATAATATTTTCAAAGGTCTCTCTACATTTGCAGTTGAAATGTCGGAGCTACGTACTATTTTAAAACTATCAGATCAAAATAGTTTAATATTAGGTGACGAATTATGCTCTGGTACTGAAACTCTTAGTGCAATAAGTATTTTTGTTGCAGGAATTCAACAGCTGCACAAGTGCAGTAGTAGTTTTATATTTGCAACACATTTGCACGAAATTGTGGATTATACGGAGATTACTTCTCTACACTCAGTAAAACAAAAGCATATGGAAGTAATATATAATAAAGAGAAGGATATGTTAATATATGATCGTAAATTGAAAGACGGACCAGGAAATAGTATGTATGGATTAGAAGTATGCAAGTCGTTAAGTTTGCCACAAGATTTTTTGGATGCTGCATATGAGATTAGAATGAAATATCATCCGGAAGCAAATAGCATTCTTTCTCTCAAAACTTCCAGATATAATGCTAAAAAAATAGTTGGAATGTGTGAAAAATGCGGAGTTAGACCAGGGAAAGAAGTGCATCATATGCAGTATCAAAAAGATGCTGATATTAGCAGTGGATTAATTATCAATTGTGATGGAATTATGCATAAAAATAATATAGCCAATTTGCTGACAATTTGTGAAGAATGTCATGATGAAATTCACAGAAATAATACCAAGCTTAAAAAAGTCAAAACTAGTAAAGGGACAAATTTAAAGGAAATTTAGTATTTTATTATTTTCTCTTAAACGATTTTGATTTTTTTGAATAATATTTTCGTCTTTTGGTATGACGACGTTTTCCTCCAAATTTTAAACCAGGGCAACTTAAATCTGGCATTGTCTGATTATTGAATGGATTTACCATTTTACCTTTTAATGGACATAATTCCCCTTGTAAAGGTACCATTTCTTGTATCAATTGGTTAAATGCTTGTAAAGTCATTCTTACATCCTCCGCAACTGGACCGCCAAATTTTGGTATATTTACCTTAGGCTTGGAGAAAGAATCTAATATACCACCACCTCTTGCGGACAATTGAGCAGCGGCATTTGGATCAACTTTAACTAACTCGGCTTCCTGAACAACATCAGTATTATCTGGTTTAGATCTAGATCTGTTAACATTAAAAAAAACCGCTTTATAATTAGCATTTTGACCTAGAATTAATCGACAAACGGTACTACCATCTGTAGTACGTAAAATCTCTTGCGGTGATACCATTCCTTTAAAAAATTTAGCAATATCTACTGCCTTTGTGTATAAAACATCTAAATAAACTGTATGTGATAAAACATTTGGTATATAAATTCTTCCTTTGTAATTTAAACAATCTAATGCACCATCATAATTTATATTTGGATTTGGTCTAATAGTTAGCTGTGGTGTGCATGCTTCAGATACAATTTTGCGCATTTTACTATCTTCCGAACACGGATGTTGAAATCCTGTTTTTGGAGGTAAAGCTGTAACTGGGTCACCATTTGTTGTTATTCGTAAATATAAAATTTTTTTTTCAGCAGCAAAATTACAAAATTTTTTTGCGACAGAACTACTCATACAACGCGGTGAGCCTAAACTTACACAAACTATATTATCTGCTAATACATTATATGGTGATGTATTATACGGCGATGTCTTTTTAATTCCCATCCATAAATAAGCAAAGTTAGTGCACATTGCTCCACCTAATGAATGACCTGTTGTGAATATTTTAACCGAATTTGGTTGACTAGCACCTAAGAAGTCTGTAGCTAAATATCGCATCGATTCAATAATGGTATGAATCATTTCAGTTGTTGGCTTAAAAATACCATACAAAAATTGTTCAGGGTTTCCAGCAGAATCTTTACATACTGTTAAAGGAACAACCGATGATGGCTTACTATATAGAGCGGCAGTTTTTGCGCTATATGTTCCACGAAAAATTAAGAATAAAGTATTTGGCATTCTTTTGTCAGCAACAATATATATTTCACCATAATTAGACCATCCAATTGATATATATTTAACCGCATCTATTGGTGTTTGTTCACCAGGAACTGGAAACTTTCTAATACCATCAATGTCTCCATTTATTATATTTATGTTTTGCGGCATATTCAACTTAAGAAAATCTATATGATTTCTTCCTTTGTAGTTATATTCGTAATTCTTAAATATATCATTGGCATCTTTATTTAAACCGTATAGCGTTTGATTATCTAATAATAAATCAAGATTTTCGTGTTTTACATTATTTATAGATTGTAAAATTTTTGGGTGAATAACAGGACCCATTATTGAGTTATAAGACGTTAAAAACTTATTGTCATTTAAATACGCAAGTCTAGCTAATACTGATCCTAAAAATGAAATAAAATGTACATCTCCATACTTTTCAGATTTTCTACTAAAATTTTTTATTGTATTAAACATATAATATAATAACAAATTTAATTTATTTTAATTTATTTTAATTTATAATTTAGCGTCTACGTGATCCACTGCGTCTACGACCACCAGCAATTTTACGACTGCGTTTGGATAAAGATTTAACACTTTTAACACCTAAATCAAATCCTTTACCCATAGTATCATATATTGAAGAAACTCCTTTATTGATAACAGGAAGTGATTTTTTAGCAACTCTACCAACAGAAGTTAATCCAGAATTAACGGACTTTAAAACATTTTTACGCGATTTTGCCATTTATATATAATAGCAATAAAAAATAAAAATTTATATATATTATATATCATAAAATGTATAAATTAAATAATTCTGTTCTAAAAATTGCATTTATATTTATATTTCTCTCTATAATATCATTTTTAAATATTTATTTGCATCTTCAAGAGGAAGGATTCCAATTGAGAAATGTACCATTTATAACTAGCGCTGCAGATGCTTTTTGCAAGTCTAAATCTGGTGCTACACTTGAGAATGCATGTAGAAATCTAACGCAGGGAAATTGTGGTAAAACGTCATGCTGCGTTTGGACTAGCAATAATAAATGCAAATCTGGTAATGTAAATGGTCCCACATTTAACACAAATGCTGCAGGCAAAACTAATACACTTAGTTACTATTATTATCAAGGTCAATGTTATGGTTCTGGATGTCCTACAAATTAAATATTAATTTGCGTTTCTAATTTAGTAATTATTATACCAGAATCATTTGCTAATTCTTCAACTATTTGGTCGTTTTTATATTCTTCTAAATAGATGATTTCTTTGATCCCACATGCTGCAATAGAGCGAAAACAATTAATGCAAGGAAAATGTGTTACGTATATTTTGGAACCTTCTAGAGAAGTACCGCGCTTAGCACAATCAGTTATGGCATTGATTTCACTGTGAATAATAGATTGTTCGTGATTATCTTTTACACGGCTAATATGCGGCGCACCAGGTATAAAGCCATTATATCCCATTGAGATCAATCGGTTATTTTTTACAATAACGGAACCGACGTTGAGTCTTGTACAAGGACTACGTTGAGATGCAAGAAGCGCAATAGACATAAAATATTCATCCCAGTTTAATCTTTCTGAATTATTATTTGTAAGTTTACAAATTTGTGAAAACATATTATATTTAAATTTATGTAATATGTTTTTATTTAGTTTTATTTAGTTTTATTTAGTTTTATTTAGTTTTATTTAGTTTTATTTAGTTTTATTTAGTTTTATTTAGTTTTATTTAAGCCATATAATATACTCTTACTACAGCTGGCCCGCCTTGTTGACCTGGATATCCATTATTATTATTTGAATTCCATCCTCCAACACCTCCTTGTCCAACCGGTGGATTTGCAACATTATTAATCTCTGTGTTATTATTCTGAACTTTATTTCCGTTAGAACTATAATCAATATTTGAGTTTAATGCTGGCGGGCCATTGTTATTATTATAATTTGCAACAACACCAGAATAGCCTACCCATGCATTACCTCCGCCAGCACCGGCATTTCCAGATACAAAACTATAATTTGTTGTACCTATATTGCCATTAGTATTAATACCGCCACCTCCTCCACCTCCTCCGTCACTATTGTTATTATCATTACTTGTTCCAGGACCGTGTGCCCCTCCTCCTCCTCCATTTACAATTATACTACCAGTATTTGACAGGAAACCATTACCACTCGCATTTATAGTAATATTAGTTCCTGTGTTTCCTGTATACCCCCCATCTCCGACATCGTCTTGATAAGCGCCCCCAGTTCCTGCTCCTGAAAAGGTTATAGTATATGTCGCAGATGATTGTTGGTATCCTGAACTTACTACTATTCCAAGTCCACCACCACCGCCACTTCCTCCAGATCCAGCTCTATAACCGTCATTATTATCATCATTATTTACATCCTTATTTGCACCACCACTACCTCCACCTCCTCCACCTCCAATTGCGATTATTTTTAAAGTATTACACCAACTTGGGGGGGTAAATGTATTGTTTGAAGTATAATCGTCATAAACTGCTTGTATACTATTAGCGATATCTGTTCCACTGACTTGATAACCTAAAGGTGATGGATTTTCCCAATTATTATTTGTACTAGTTCCATATGGAAAACTATAATAAGAATTATTGAATGATGTATTACCACTTTGAATTATTGAAGCTATATCTAAATTTCCGCTTTTATAACTAGACATAATATATTTTATAAATATATTATATTTAATATTTTACTGAATATTTAACCAACCAGTAATTATATATTTATCATTTGATAAAGGCATTATACCTTTATGTGGATAACACCATGAAGCAGGAAATAATATAAGTTTACCTTCTGTTGGTTTTATTTTAAAATCTCCGCAAAACTCAGTTTCACCGCCTTCATCAACATCATTTAAATACCATAAATAAGTAAGTACTCTATGCATTTTCATATCATTTACCATACTAAAATCATCATGATAAACAAATTTTCCTTCATTTTTATCATATTTCTGCATTAAAAAACAAGTATCACAAAAATTTTTATTAAAAAATGTTTTACCATATTTTTCACACAGATTTGTATTAAAAATCTTTAAATTTTTTAATAATTCTTCATATAGAAATTTATTTATATTGAACCAAGCAGAATCTTCATTAATATTTATATTAATACTATAATCAAGTGTTTTTTTAATTTTATCATTTTGTCCACTTCTAGTTACACCTTTATATTTATTAGGTTCATTCTCAAATGTACTAATTATTTCTTTACATAAATCTGAAGGAATAGAATTTTCATTTATATATATAAAATCCATTTTATACACTTAACTATTAAAATTTTTTTATAACGTTATTCATGATAAAGTTATTTTTTTTATTATTAATTGATTCCACTTTATAAATAAAAAACCATTCACAAGGAAATAATATTAAATCACCCTTATTAGGGTGTACTATATGATTATTAAAAAATGTTATTTTAGAATTATCATCTAAAAATATAATACTTATCATATATTTGTAAATAGATTGCTGATAATTTACGTCAAACTTATCAATATAATTATTTGTATAAATGCAAAATGAGTTGAATAATATTTCTTGTTTTACTACATTAAAACCATCGCAAATATCAGCAAAACTCATATAATATTTTCCAATAGTTTCGCATAATATAATTTCTAAATTATTTACAAATATAGACAACTCAGTTGATTCATCTATAATTTTAAAGCCTGATATATTATTGTAATCTATATATTCAGTAATAACATTACAACAGCTAATATCAAAACATTTTTTATTTACAAATATAAGATCTAGAAAATTATTAAACAACATTTATAATTTAATTAATAAAAAAACTTTAAATAAAAAAATTGAATTAAAATTAAATGAATATAAGAATAATATACTAAGATTATATATAAGAAATGATTATTCCTATTAAATGCTTTACTTGTGGAATGGTGATAGCCGATAAGTATAGATACTATGTTGAACAAGTGCGTAAGAAGAAATTGGCTAAAAAAATGAATGGAGAATCTATTGATGTTGATAAGGTGCTTTATTTAACAAAAGAATTTGTAGAAAAAACACCTGAAGGTGAAGTCCTTGACGATTTAAATATGAATAAAATGTGCTGCCGAAGACATTTCTTAACTCATGTTGATATTGAATAGACTTAATATATTTATGAATAATTTCTTGTACTATTATATAAATGGGAAAGACTTCAAGAAAACACCAAAAACTTTATAAAATGAAAGGTTGTTCTAAAAATAAAACATGCAAAAACTATTTAGGCGGATCTGCGGATGTTAATCTTGCTTATCCTAGTGCAAATGTTCCTACCCAAAGCAATCCTTTTTTTGCCTATACTGGAAAAGGTGGTTCTAATGTAAATATGAATGCTGCGGACAAAACAATGCCTAATACTGGGCCCGCGCCAGGTGGCTTTAATTTTTTAAATCCTCAAGGTATGCAACGCGGAGGTTGTTGCGGTTCAGGTATGCAAACTGGAGGTACATGTTCTACATGCGCTCCAGGTTTCATGGTTGGTGGTAAAACACATCGTTCTTCTTGCAAATGTAGTAATTGCAAACAAAAAGGAGGAATGCAAATGGGAGGAATGCAAATGGGAGGTAACCCTGGAATCCCATATCCTAATGGCTTAACTGGATCATCATGGACTCCCGCAACTAGTGGCTGGCCTGGTGTAAATGGAGTACAAGGAGACCGCAATTATCTAGCACATAATGATTATAAAGTTGACCCTCAAACCGCTCTCATCGCAACAGGCGCAAATCCTCCATTTTCTATTGGAGGCAAACGCGGTAGAAAGAAAGGTCAAAGAGGAGGTACTTTATCTAATTTTTTAGGTCAAGATTTAATTAATTTAGGCAGACAAGTTCAATTTGGATTTGGAAGTGCGTATAATGCATTAAGTGGATTCTCTGCTCCAGTAAGCCCTTTACCTTGGAGAGATCAAATACCAAGTGCCTCAAACATAGCAACTATTAAGGCATCAATGGTTTAAAATATATCTTTACAATTTTATTTATATTTTCTTATTATATAAATAAAATGGCTAACTATCCTTCTTCGTTAAAAGAGTTATGTACTCCTGCTTCTCTCTATTTTGTAATTTCAATGATTGCTTTATTTATTGTTTTAATACAAAATTTAGGACATTCCAATAGCTATCATGTTGGATCTTTTTCTTGCCGCGTTCCTAGCACAATGGCTGTATTTATTGTTAAATTAATTTATGTTTTATTCTGGACTTATGTATTGAATTTAATTTGCAAAGATGGACATGTTGGTGTATCTTGGCTACTTGTTCTTTTGCCATGGCTTTTACTTTTTGTTATGATTGGACTACTAATGATAAATATGTAATAAAATTAAATAAATATAATATAAATATTTTAAATATTGTTATTATATAGTAAATGAAAAATAAAGTCAAAAATGGAATGGCTTATGAAAAAAATGGATGGAAATATATATCTATTCAAGGAAAACCAAGAGAAAGAGGATACGCATATGGTTACTTATGTGCCGATGACTTTAAGGAAATTCAAAAAATGTTGAAGTTTTTTATGATGGAAGCATATGGCGTTGAATGGACTACATTAATTAAGCAAGTTAATGACGATTTTAAGGAAATGACAAAGAAAGACTTTGAAGAATTTTACGAAGAAATGGAAGGCATTGTTGATGGTTGTAATGCAGGTGGATGTGAAACTAATATTGATGAAATAATTGCTTGGAATTTTTATATGTCTATTCCATATTGGTATTCAACCAAATCAGAGAGTCGAGTAAGTAAAGAAGGCGGATCAAAGGATCATTGCAGTGCGTTTATTGCTGTAGGTGATTGGACTGAAGACGGTAAAATAGTTTGCGCTCACAATTCATTTACTGATTTTATTGACGGACAATATAGTAATATTGTATTAGATTTAAATCCTGAAAAAGGTCATCGATTTATTATGCAAACATCGCCATGTTGGATTTGGAGTGGAACTGATTTTTTTGTTACTGCAAAAGGTATTATTGGAACAGAAACTACTATTGGTGGATTTATTCCTTATGAAAAGAAATTCCCAATTGGTTACAGAATTAGAAAAGCAATGCAATATGGTAATACTTTAGATGAATATTGTGAAATACTTTTGCACGAAAATTCTGGAGATTATGCAAACTCTTGGTTATTTGGAGATACAAATTCAAATGAGATTTTGCGCATTGAATTAGGTCTTAAATATCACAATATAGAGAGAACCAAAAACGGTTTTTTTATTGGATTTAACGCGCCTTATGACGAACGAATTCGTAATTTAGAAGTTAATAATTCTGGATTTTATGATGTAAGAAGACATCAAGGTGCAAGATTAGTTAGACTTGGTGATTTAATGGACGAACATAAAGGCAAAATAAACATTGACATTGCTAAAAAAATTATTGCAGACCATTATGATGTCTATCTTAATAAAGAAGATAACCCATGCTCCAGAACAGTATGCTCTCATTATGATTTAGATGCAAGAGAATATATGTCAGATCAAAGCAGACCAAAACCATTTGCACCTCACGGAGCAGTAGACGGTATAGTTTGTGACACAAAATTAGCTAAAAAAATGGCATTTGAAGGACGTTATGGTAATTCATGTGGTATTCCTTTTATAAAAGACGAATTTTGCAAAAAACATAGACAATATTATAAATTTTGCCCATATTTGCATGATAGACCGAGTCAACCATGGACTGAGTTCGCTAGTGAAGACGTTAAAACAAAAAGCACGTTTAGATTAACTAAGAAAGGTGGGCGAAGCAGAAATAGTAAAACTAAAAAAAATAAAGAATAAAAATATTAATATAATAATCACATTTAAAAATATATGATTATTATATTATAAATGGACAAAGACAGTATATCTTGGAAATTAATTGACAAATATTTTAAAGACAATCCGAGTAATTTAGTTTCTCATCATTTAGAATCGTATAATGAATTTTTTAAGAATGGAATTAGACGAGTCTTTCATGAAAACAATCCTATCAGATTTATTGAGAGAGAAGATGAAAGTAATAGCGAAATAGAAGGTTCAAGAAATGAATGTTTATTGTATTTAGGTGGAAAAGACGGAACTAAAATTTATTACGGTAAGCCAATCATTTATGACGATCATTCTTCTCATTATATGTTTCCAAATGATGCCCGTTTAAGAAATATGACTTATGGTGTAACTATTCATTATGATGTAGAAGTAGATTTTATTTATAATGTTGCAGGAGAGAGAAAAATACATTCTTTAATACTGCCAAAAATATATTTAGGTCGCTTCCCTATTATGCTTCAATCTGATTTGTGTATCTTAAGCACAATGAATAAAAATGTGAGGTTCAATATGGGTGAATGTCGAAATGATTATGGTGGATATTTTATTATTGATGGCAAAGAAAAAGTTCTTATTTCGCAAGAAAAGTTTGCTGATAATTTACTCTATATTAGAGCTAATAAAAGTGATGATTTATATAGTTTTTCCGCAGAAATTAGATCTGTGTCTGAAGATACATCTAAGCCTATAAGAACAACAGCCGTTAAAATAATCGCTCCTTCACCAAGTTATTCAAATAACCAAATTGTGGTTGCAGTTCCAAATGTTAAAAAACCAGTACCACTTTTTATATTAATGAGAGCATTAGGTGTTGTTTCTGATAAAGATATTATTGAAAAATGTTTGCTTGTTAGCCTTGATGATGAAAAAGAAAACGATAAAAATCAATATATTGACTTATTTATTCCATCAGTTCATGACGCAAATAAAATATTTAACCAACAAAATGCTCTCGAGTTTATTGCTGAATTAACAAAACGAGGCACTGTTTCAGGAGTTATTGAAATTCTCTCTGATTATTTTTTACCTCATATTGGTGAGCTAAATTTCTTGGAAAAGTCATATTTTGTTGGCTACATGGTTAATCGATTATTAAAAGTTTATACAAAAGAAGAAAAACCGACAGATCGAGACAACTTTAGATTTAAACGTGTTGAATTATCAGGTTCACTCATTTATGATTTATTCAGAGAATATTATTTAATTCAAAAGAAGGATATTACTAGAAAAATTGATGAAGAATATTATTATCACAAAGGTGAATATAAAGAAGATGAAACACTTAGCAGAAAGGAAAAGAAACAGCTAAAAAGCAAAGATAAATCAGGAGATCAAAATAAACAAGATAATAAATATAAGGACAATTTTATTGGTCTAATTGAAGCTAATTTTAAGACATTTTTTAAAGATAGAATTGTAGAGCAAGGTTTCAGAAAGGCATTTAAAGGCAATTGGGGTTCAGAAGCTCATACAAAACGATTAGGTGCTGTGCAAGATTTGAATCGCCTCAGTTGGAACACATTTATATCTCACTTGCGTAAAATTAACTTACCTTTAGATTCCAGTGCAAAAGTTGTTGGACCTCGTTTACTCAATTCTTCACAATGGGGATTTATTGACCCGCTTGATACTCCAGATGGTGGAAATATTGGTTTGCATAAGCATATGTCAATTAGTACTTATATTACAAGTGGATCTTCAGCTAATCCAATTATTAAATGGTTAAGAATTAACACACCTATGAGAATTATAATGGAATGTTCTCCTGAGCAATTAGGTAGCAATTCTAAAATTATTGTAAATGGAAGATGGATTGGTATAATTGATACTCCTATTCAATTGGTCAATTTATTGAAGTTATACAGAAGAAATGGAGTTATTCCAGTTTATACAAGTATTTCATTCAATTATAAAAGTAATGAAATTAGCATTTACACAGATGCAGGTAGATTAACTAGACCTATTTATTATATTGAAAATGGTAAGGTTAGCTATGATAGAAAAAATGTTAATGAATTATTAGAAACGGGCAATATAACATGGGAACAAATTGTATCTGGATTTATGAAAAAATCAGATGAAAACTTTAGAAGTAAAAATAATAAAATATATGAACCAACAAGTTTATATACTGATTTAGACATTAGTGATAAAGGTGTCTTAATACAGCGTTTGGAAACTTCAAAAGCAATGGTTGATTATGTAGATACTGCCGAAGAAGAAACAGCACTTATTGCATCTTCTACAACTGATTTAGAAAAGAGCAAATGGTATACACATTTAGAAATTGATTCATCTCTAATTCTAGGTGTTTTAGGTAACTTAATTATTTATCCTGAAAACAATCCACTTCCTCGTGATGCTTTCTCTTGCGGTCAAAGCAAACAAGCTGTGTCTGTTTATCACTCAAATTATCAAATGCGTATTGATAAGATGGGTGTTATATTAAATTATGGACAAACGCCTTTAATTAAATCGCGCTACTTAGAATATATAAATAATGAAGAGCAACCATATGGTATAAATGCAATTGTAGCTATTATGTGTTATACTGGTTATAATGTAGAAGACGCTATTTTGATTAACGAAGGTTCTATACAGCGCGGAATTTTTAGAACAACATATTATTCATCTTACGAAACAAGAGAAGAAAGTTCAAAGGTTACCGGATCAACTAGTTCTAAGTTTGCAAATATTGAGAAAAACAACGTAACTGGAAAAAAACAAGGGTTTGATTACAGTTATCTTGATGAGCATGGATTAATTAAAGAAAATACTGAACTAAATGATAAAATAATATTAATTGGCAAAATTAATTCCAGTTTAGCAGCAAAAGATACATGGACTGATGATTCTGTTAAAACCAAAAAAGGTCAGCTCGGTTCTGTCGACAAATCATTTATTACATTGGGAGAAGAAGGGTTTAATGTCGCAAAAGTAAGAGTGCGTGAAGAACGCATGCCTGCAATTGGTGACAAAATGGCATCGAGGGCGGGACAAAAAGGAACTTTAGGTCTCATTATTAAAGAAGAAGATATGCCTTTTACTGCTGATGGAATTCGTCCAGATTTAATTATAAATCCACACGCTTTACCGTCTCGTATGACAATTGGACAAATTGTAGAATGTCTTTTTGGGAAGCTCTGCACGAGTTATGGTGCGTTTGGAGATTGCACTGCATTTCAAGTTAAAGGTCCTAACTATTCAATATATGGCCCTCAGCTTGTAGAGCAGGGTTTTCATTCAAGTGGAAACGATGTTTTGTATAATGGCATGACAGGTGATCAGTTATCGGCTGATATTTTTATAGGTCCTACATATTATATGCGTTTAAAACACATGGTTAAAGATAAAATTAATTACCGTGCACGAGGTCCAAACACTGTTTTAACAAGACAACCTGTACAAGGACGTGCAAATGACGGGGGTCTTCGTATTGGCGAGATGGAACGTGATGGAGTATTAGCACATGGAATGTCTTATTTCTTAAATGAATCATTTATGGTTAGAGGAGAGAGCAAAGATTATTATATTGCTGTTTGTAATAAGTCAGGAGCTATTGCAATTTATAATGAATCCAGAAATTTGTTTTTGAGTCCTGCAGCAGATGGACCTATTAAATTTAATACAAACCCAGATGGAACGCAAAACATTATGAACTTAAGTCGTTTTGGTCGCTCATTTAGTATATTAAGGGTTCCTTATTCATTTAAACTTTTGATGCAGGAATTGCAAGTAATGAATGTGCAAATGAGAATTATAACAGAAGACAACGTTGATCAGTTACTAAGTATGTCATATTCAGATAATATTAACAAATTGATGAATAGCACAAAATCGACTGTAGAAGTTATTGGTGATTATAGTGCAGAAATTAGAAATAAGATTCAAGCAGAGCAAAAAGACATTAGAAGATTTTTACCACGAGAAAAACCTGAAATGCCTGAAATGCCTGAACCCGCTAATATTGAAACTACACCTGTTTCACCCGAATATGATCCAAACTCGCCTGCATATGCTCCACCAACTCCTACACAATATTCACCTACAGGATATGTTCCTAATTCTCCTGAATATAATCCTCAATCACCTACAGAATACAATCCTTCATCGAATGAAGGACAAGCTATAGCTACTGCAACCGAAGTTCCATCTTCAGTTCCAACTTCAGTTCCAGTTCCAACTTCAGTTCCAACTTCAGTTCCAGGTCCTGCTCCTTCAATATTAGAAGTTAAACCTGAACCAACAGTAACTGAATCTGAACAATCAGAAGGTTCTGCACCACAAACAGAGGAGAAAAAAGCTTTAATTATTGAATCTTCAAGTTCTACAACTCCAGAAACATCATCAGGTGTTAAAAAAATAACAATATAAAATAAAATTGAATTAAAAAATTACTAATATAAATATATTATAATATAGAATGGCCAATCAGAACTCAAGCGTTTTAATTTCACATATTTTCAATTCTAGAAAAGTTGTTCTAGAACTTATGGAAAAGCAAGGATATAATGTTAATGATTATGCAAATTTTAGCATTAATGAAGTCAATTCAATGAAGCAAAATAATCAGCTTGATATGCTTCTTGAAACAAATGATGATAAAGTTACACCCGAAAATCCTAAGAAAAAAATATATATTAGATATTATTTAACTTCTAGACCTGCTCCAAAAAATATTCAAGAAATGATAGATGATTTATTTGTATTAACTGAGACTTTAAAGAAAACAGATACATTGTTTATTATTATTAAAGATGACCCTAATGAGACATTAGTTAATGAATTGAAGCATATTTGGGAAAGCGAAGGTATTTTCATTGTTGTTGAAAATATTAAACGTCTTCAATTTAATATATTGAATCACTCATTAGTTCCACCTCATAGCGTTTTAATAGATTCTGAAGTAAATGAAGTTATGAAGAGATATAATATTACAGATAAGGTGCAATTTCCTGATATTTCAAGATTTGATCCTGTTGCGCGCGTTATTGGATTAAGACCAGGTCAGGTTTGCAAAATTAATAGATCAAGTAAAACTGCTATTGAAGCTCCTTATTATAGAATCTGCGTTTAAGCGTACAGTCATAACCTTTGGAAGCGACTGTTTAAATATAAAGTAAATTATAAATATTTAAATATAAAGTATAAATATTTATAATGGAGATTGAGTTGCCAGCAGAAAAAGGATTCACAATTTATAGCAAGAGTGGTTGCATTAATTGTGATAATATAAAAAAACTATTACACGATAATAAATTAGAATATAATATAATTAATTGTGATGAATATTTAAATAAAAATAAGGAATTTTTTTTAGAATTTATGAAACTTATAACAAGACAAGAATGTAAAATGTTTCCAATAGTATTCAGCAATCAGAAATTTATTAGTGGCTACAAAGATGCTCTTAATGAAATTCATCGTATTTGTTTTGATATAGAAGATAATTTTTAGAATTATAAATTTAATATATACACTTTTTTAATACTTGTATATATTAATGAGTATAGAAAATATCATAGACAAATTACCAAAACCCGAACAATTTACAAATAATTTAGATATATTAAAACAACAAATTGGTCCAATTTTAGACGACTTTAAAAAATACTATGTATTTTATAATAAAAATCCTGAGTATCCTGAATATCAATCAATGTTTAATACTGTTAAGGGTCAGATGACTCAATTATGTTCTGATTTATTTACATTAGAAAATTCAGTACAATCAAATATAGATGAAATTAATAAAGCATTAATTGAATTAAATCTTTTAATTATAGAGGAAAGAAAGCAAAATCGCGAGTTAAAAAGAAAACTAGGAATAGCTGAAACTGAGAATAATGCAGCATTGGAAATGATTAATAATTATACAGAAATGTATGATTCTGGTTATTTAAGAAATTGGGGTTTAGGCATTAGCATATTATTTGCATTTACAATTATTTCAAAAGTATATAAAAGTTCTTCGCAAGTTTCAAACGTTTAAATTTATTAAATAATAATAATAATAATATTTAATAAATGTTTACATTTACTAATTATAGTAGAAGATTTCCTATGAATGCTAGATTGAGTAGATATTGTACTGAATCTACAAATTATTCTATTAAAAAACTGACTCAAGAAATGAATGAAGAGAGAAAATGTTTTCTTGTTAAAAAATACTTTAATGATAAAAAGAAGAATGATGATAATAATAATGATGATAATAATAATAATTCAGGTATAATCATTACAATTGCTAGTATTCTCTCTGCATTCTATTTTGTACACAAATTTATATATTTAAAGTAAGTAAAATATGTTTTCTTATAATACATATATACTATGGCTTCACCAGACAATAATCAATTATACGATGAAAGTAATTCAATTATTTTAAATTTAGAAACATTAAGAACAACATATAAAAACTTGTTGATTCAATACCAGCAAGCAGTTGCAAATTATGTGAATTATATAAAACAAGATTCTTCATCAAATATGGTAGACAAATATGTTACTGTTAATGGTATGCAATTTTATGGCAGTGGTGGATTGAGTCAAAATAATTCTGCTACACTTAATGACTGTATAGCGTCATGTTCTAGCAACCCTAAATGCAGTGGTGCTACATATGATCCAATTACTTTTGAAAAACCTGTATGTTTTTTACGTACAGGTGATGGTGATTTAGTCAACGGATTATCTAGCGATGTTGCAATAGTTCCACAGGGAAAACAACTTCTATCAATTGTTCAAAATATAAATAAACAATTAAATGAAACAAATACACAAATATTGGCTTTGATAGAGGAAGCAAAACCTACATATAATGAATTAAATAGTGAAAAAGAAACTGAAAATGAAATGCTTGTAAAACAATATGCTCAATTAAATGTTGAAAGGGTTAAAATTGATAAGATGATGAAAGAATATGAAAGTCTCGATCAATCGCAAAGTGAAGGGACTCTTGATACCAATAAAAATTATTATGTATACATTTTGCTCTGCATTATTGCAATACTAATAGTATTTTTATTTATTAAATTTGGTTCTTCAGCAGAACCAGTTGCTTCAGGCACAATGTATCAAAGTGGAGGAGGTTTTTTCTATTAGTAGTATATAATGGATTCTAATTTATTAAATAATTATCATAATTTAATGGAAGAGAGAATAATGCTTGAAAATGTTATTATAAAAAATAATACATTAAATGCTGCATATAATGATTCGACTACAATTGTTACAGCTAGATATTATGAATATGTTGCATTGCTATTTACGTCCATATTGCTTATTATGTTATTTTTCAGATTTAATACAAGCGGAGTACAAAGTGGTGGAAGTGGTTGCAATTATAATATTACCATTTTAAAAGTTTTATTGATTGTAATTTTTATTATATTCTATAGTAATCGTAGATATTTTAACACTTTTAAAAGTTTATAAATTAATTAATATATTTTAATATTCTAATATATTAATATGTCTATAATTTCTAATTTATTTTCAAACTTGGATGATTTAACAAAAAAAAAATCCATTATTGATAATCCGACAGATTGTGAAACTAATAAAAATGTTGTAACTAAAAAATATTCGCCTTCTTTAAATCAAGGAAAAGCATTTAACAAGTTTCAAAATAAAATTACAAACAATTTAGAAAAAAAAGCTGAACGCTTAAGCCTAAAGGAAGGATTTCAAAGTCAAGGTCTACAACAAAATGGTCTTACTATGCAAACAAAAAAAGTAATTGACACAAATGATTATGCTTCTCAACAACAAGTTCTTGCTAATTTAAAGTCGGAGTATGATAGTACATTAGCAGAATATCAAAGTGTATCTAATCAAACCCAAAATATTACATCTAATTACATTAATAGAAGTAGTTCTAGTAATCCTTATTTAGGTAAAGTAATTCAATTACAAGGCGGTGCTTTATTTTATGTTACAAATCAGGGTGTAGCAAAACAATTTGATAATATGGAAATTTATACTGCGGTATCAGGTACAAATGGGTTTCCACCTCAAGGACAGTTTACAGCCGTTTCTATACCATGGTCTTCTACTTATAACACTCCTGGAGCAACTATCCCAACAAATCCACCGCTAATTACAGGTACTCCCATTCAAATAGGTCAAAGTGTTGGAAATGAGGGAGCAAATGTATATGTGAATAAAATGATTAGCAATCCTACTACTTCATATCAAGGTTGTTACGCTGATAATGCTTCACCTCCGTCAACAATGACTTTTATCGGCGGCTCACCACCACCACCTAACACCGTATCTATAGTAAATGGTAATTTTAGTGCATCACAAATTAACCCAAATACTTATATTGGTTATTGGGGCACAAATAATGTCCCTGGTTGGTATTTTAATGCTATGTTGTTAAATTCTTACCAAAAATCTTCTTATCCTATACCATATCCAGGAGGTAATCAATGTGTATCCATTTATTATAACCAATACATTTATCAATTGATTACTTTACCAGCAGGCACATATTCGTTATCTTTTTACCTTTGCGGCAGTAATATTGGTAGCGGTGGTAATGAAATTGGCATTGGAATAGGAAGCACAACATCACCACAAACTCAAGCAAATCAAAATTTTTATGAAACACCACCAGTAAATGTTTGGACACAATATACAGTAAATTTTACTATTACAGTATCAGGACCATTCCAAATAACCTTTTGGGGATTCAACAATGGTCTTTATAGTGCTTTAGCAAATGTTTCATTGACTTCTAGTGGAGCTAATACATCTGCGGGAACTTATACATACAGTATGTGTGAACAAGCTGCGATTAACGGTGGATATAATTATTTTGCTTTACAAGATGTGAATACTGATTCGTCACAAGGTTATTGTGCTGTTTCAAATGATGGGATTGCTCCTACACAAAATGGAATCTCAAATGTTGTATCAGGTCAAACTGCTTTATGGAGTTCAAATACTGCTGGAAATTCAGGTGCGTACGCTAGTTTTGTTAATGGTTCTCTAAAAGTTCTTAATTCAAGTGGTGCCGCAATATTTTCAACTCCTAATGGTAATACAGCTCCAAGTAATTACATTGGTTGTTATGGTGATGTCGGTGGTACGGGTCGAGCAATGACAAACACAATTTCCAGTTCAGGCCAATTGTTACCAGCTACTGGACCGTATTCTTGGAGTTTTGGCGTTCAACAATGTCAACAAGCTGCGCAACAAAACAATATGTCTTATTTTGGATTACAGGATGTAAATTCTGAAGGACAAGCTGTTTGTTTTACAAGCAATAATTTAAGTCAATCTCAACAATATGGTATAGCGACTAATTGTAGTCAACTTAGCGATGGTTCTTGGACTGGAGGAGGAGGATCTAATGCCATATATAGCACTTCAACGCCGTCTAACAGTTATTACGTGGTTCTTCAATCTGGTGATGGTAATATGTGTATTAATATGGGTTCCGGAATAAATGATTATCAAGGAAACATATGGTGTTCGGATACTATCGGACAACAACAACAAGGCAATCCTTTAATGGTCGCGGCTAATAACAAATTTGGACAAATTTGGATGCCAAGTGGTTCTGCTTTAGCACCAGGCGAATATTTGAGTTCTGAAAACGGTAATTTGGTTTTAATTATGCAATCAGATGGCAACCTTGTTTTATATACTTATCAACTGGCTGAAAATTGTCAAAAAATGGCAGATGGGAATACTGGTGGAGGTGTAGGTGCTAACGCTTTATATCAATTAAATGCTGTTGGAAAAAGTAGTCTTATGTCTATGTTGGGTTTTGTAGATGAAGACTCTTTAATATATACTTATCCTGAGTCAAATTCTCAGTTTAGCAGCCAATACACACAATTTACAGGTAATAGTAGCGGTAATGATATTCAAGGTGCCTCATTTGGCAGCGCAACTGTAGATCAATGCACTACTACTTGCAATTCAAATGCACAATGTGCAGGCTTTGTATTTGATAATGTTAATAATATATGTTATCCTAAGAATTCGGGTATATATCCTAATAGCAGTATAAATGTTGATGAAATAAATACAACTTATGTTAGAAATAAAGTGCCCGCGTCACCGCCAATTGGCGTGCCAAATACTACAAATAATATAGATACTGTTTTATATGGAAACTATATTAATGGTGGACAAATTCAAAATAAATATGGACTATCTAGTTTAACAACTACACAAAGACAACAGTTGTCACAATTACAAACAAAATTAGATCTATTATCAAGTCAAATTACATCATTTACTACAAATTTTGAAAATGGTGCGGATACTGCACAAAATCAAGCTAAGAAAAATGTTGAAGGTATTCAGGATTATTTAACTGGACTTGATAAGACAAATGTTAAAGTTAAAAATTTTGATACTACATTTGAAAGAGTATTAACAGATAGCGATATTAATATTTTAAAAGATAATTATAATTATCTTTTTTGGAGCATTTTAGCAGCAGGAACTGTAATAGTTTCTATGAATGTTCTTAAAGGTCAACCACAATAATAAATAATAAATAATAAATAATAAATAATTTATATAAATCTATTAATTATATAAATTTTTTCACACTATAAATTATACAAATGGAAAGTTCAACTGATTCAGAGTCTAATGCACAAAATAACGAACAAATTCTAAATGATATTCAAAATTTGCAACAATTAGAACAAGAGTTATTTAATACTTTAGAAACAAATACATCATTATCTGTTACAGAACAACAAAAACTTATTAGTAAAATAAATGATTTGTCAAATTTCCGCATTAACTTGTACCAAACATTAGGTGGTATTAATGGGTTTTTTAATAATGCATTAAGTTCCTCTCTTGGAACTCTTAAAGAACAAACTGTTGCTATTGGAATTGTTGAAAGTGAATTAAATAACGCCA